TCACCTGTATCAGGTAATGGTGTTAATTATGAAGTAGTCAGTCGCACGGTAACTGAAAATGCTCATCTTCGTTGGCCTGACGTTAAAATTGATCCTTATGATGAGATTGTAGAAGTCAGGAAAAAAACTTGTTATGGTAATCCCGAAGAAACTTTTGAAACATTTGAGACAGCGAGATATCGTAAGTACAAACCTGTTCCTGAACTTCCGACAGAAGTCAAAGTAGAAAAGCAAAAAGTAAAACCAGAAGTTAAGGTAAAATCATGACTATTAAATTATTGTTGCTAAAGTCTGGTGAAGACATGATTGCTGATGTCAAAGAGATGGCATTTGGTGAAGATGAAGAACGTCGTGTGGTAGGATATTATCTGAACAAACCATGCGTCATTAAGATGCGTGATCCTAACGTTCTTGATGATGAAAGTGAGGGACGTGGACGTAAAGCAGGATATGAAGTATCACTGTTTCCTTGGATGCCATTGTCTGCAGAAGAAACAATTCCAATACCCTCAGATTGGGTTGTAACAATGGTTGAACCAACTGTTAAACTTAAAGAAATGTATGTAGAGGACATCGTAAACTATGGACAAAATAATCAAAGTAATTCTGCTGACGAACAACGAGAAACTGATTAGTGAGATTGAAGAAGTTGGTGCTGATATTGGTCAGCCCGACTGCAAACTGATTAATCCTATGGAAATCTGGGAGCATAAGAACCTTGCTCCATGGATGATGAACTACACCCAGCAAGATAATTTTATGATTAGTTCTGATAAGATTATTACTCTTGCTGATCCTATGCCCACTCTACTTGAAAAATACATCGAACTGACTAAGTAATGCGTTTCTACACTAATGTTCAATTGATTGGTAATCAGTTCCTCGTTCGGGGAGTTGAGAATGGTAGGAGGTATGAGCATAGAGATGAGTTTTTTCCTACCTTGTTTGTTAAATCTAAGAGAGATAGTAAGTATCGAACATTAAGTGGAGAACCTGTAGAAGAAGTGCATCCTGGCACTGTTCGTGATTGTCGTGAGTTCTATAAGAAATATGATGAAGTTGATGGATTTCCAATCTATGGAAATGACAGATACATCTATCAATATATTTCTGAAAAATATCCTGAAGATGAAATTAAATTTGATATTAGTAAAATCAAACTTGTAACTCTTGATATTGAGACTACTGCAGAAAAAGGATTTCCTGATGTAGAGTCTGCATCAGAAGAAATTCTTGCGATCACAATTCAAGACTACACTACTAAAGATATTATTACCTGGGGTGTTAAACCTTTTGTGAATAAGCAGAAGAATGTCACCTATCATCACTGTCCCACAGAACACGAACTGCTGAGTCACTTTATTAACTATTGGATGCAGGATGTTCCTGATGTCATCACTGGTTGGAACATTCAGTTGTTCGATATTCCGTACATCTGTAAACGACTCAATCGTGTATTGGGTGAGAAGTTGATGAAGAGATTCTCTCCATGGGGTCTTGTATCTCAGGGTGAGGCATTCATTATGGGACGTAAGCACACCACGTTTGACGTGGGTGGTGTGACTCAACTTGACTATCTTGATCTGTATAAGAAATTTACATATAAAGCACAGGAATCATATCGTCTTGACTACATAGCTAGTGTGGAGTTGGGGCAAAAGAAATTAGATCACTCTGAGTATGAAACTTTCAAAGATTTTTATACTCACGGATGGCAAAAATTTATTGAATACAATATCGTTGACGTAGAACTTGTTGACCGTCTGGAAGACAAGATGAAACTGATCGAACTTGCATTGACTATGGCATATGATGCTAAAGTCAACTATGCAGATGTGTTCTATCAGGTTCGTATGTGGGACAATATTATCTACAACTATCTGAAAAAACGTGATATTGTTATTCCCCCAAAGATTAGGTCCGATAAAAACGAAAAGTACGCAGGTGCTTATGTCAAGGAACCGATTCCTGGAAAGTATGATTGGGTGGTCAGTTTTGACCTTAATAGTCTGTACCCTCATCTTATTATGCAATACAATATTTCCCCAGAAACACTCTTGGACGAGAAACATCCCACAGCTTCGGTTGATAGAATCCTTAAGGAAGAAATAAACTTTGAATTGTATAAGGACAACGCAGTATGTCCAAATGGTGCAATGTTTAGGAAGGATGTTCGTGGATTCCTTCCTGAATTGATGGAGAAAATGTATGGTGATCGTGTCATCTTCAAAAAGAAAATGCTTGCCGCAAAGCAAGAGTACGAGAAGACTCCTACTGTTACACTTGAAAAAGAAATCGCTAGATGTAACAATATTCAAATGGCAAAGAAGATTTCTCTTAACTCTGCTTATGGTGCTATTGGTAATCAATACTTCCGGTATTATAAATTAGAGAATGCAGAAGCAATTACCTTGTCCGGTCAGGTTTCAATTCGTTGGATTGAAGGTAAGATGAATGACTATCTAAACAAACTTTTGCAAACAGAAGATGTTGATTATGTTGTCGCATCTGATACTGATTCAATCTATCTCAATATGGGACCTCTTGTTGATAAATTTTTTAGTGGTAAATCTAACAATAAAGTAGCAATTGTTTCTATACTTGATAAGATATGTCAAGAAAAGTTGGAACCATTTATCGAGTCTAGTTATCAGAAACTTGCGGATTACGTTTCGGCATATGAACAAAAAATGCAAATGAAACGTGAGAATATTGCAGATCGTGGTATCTGGACTGCAAAGAAACGATATATTCTTAACGTATGGAATAGTGAAGGTGTTCAATACACTGAACCTAAACTTAAGGTGATGGGTATTGAATCTGTGAAGTCATCAACACCTGCACCTTGCCGTCAGATGTTGAAAGATGCCTTCAAGATTCTGATGACTGGTACTGAGGATGAGATGATTAAGTTCATCGACACCAAACGTGAAGAGTTTAAGAAACTGCCACCAGAAGAAATCTCTTTTCCACGGTCAGTTTCTGATGTGATTAAGTACAAAGCACATTCTGAAATTTATATCAAGGGAACTCCTATTCATGTTCGTGGTGCTTTGCTCTTCAATCATTATATTTTAAAGAATAAACTAGACAATAAATATTCACTCATCAGAAATGGTGAGAAAATTAAGTTCTGTTATTTAAAGAAACCAAACAGCATTCATGAGAATGTTATCTCTTTTATTCAGGACTTTCCCAAGGAACTAGGCATTGACAAGTATATTGACTATGACCTACAATTTGAAAAGTCATTCCTTGAACCACTCAAAGCAATCCTTGATTCGATTGGTTGGAGTGTAGAAAAAACTGTAAATCTGGAACTATTTTTTTCCTAATGGACCTGCCTATTAACGATAAAGAACTTGCAACCATTGTGAGTGCATTGCGACTCGGTGGTGATGCTGCCCTTTATCAAAAATTGAATATAATTAAAGAGATCCGTGAGGAAAATCCTGGTGGATCTTATAAAAAAATTGCTCGTGAACAATTCGGATTTGTACTGTAATGGATTTTCTTAAAGAAATTGTAAAAGAAATCGGAGATGACTACACAAGACTCGCAGCAGACATCGACGACACAGAAAAATATGTGGATACAGGTTCGTACATTTTTAACGGACTTTGTTCAGGGAGTATATTTGGTGGTGTATCTGGGAATAAGATTACTGCCATTGCTGGGGAGTCTAGCACTGGAAAAACTTTTTTCAGTCTTGCTGTCGTCAAAAACTTCCTTGATGCTAACCCTGATGGTTATTGTTTATATTTTGACACTGAAGCCGCTGTTAACAAGGCTCTTATCGCAAGTCGTGGGATTGACCTAGACCGACTAGTTGTCATTAATGTTGTTACAATTGAAGAGTTTAGGACGAAAGCACTAAAAGCAGTTGATATATACTTAAAAAAACCTGAAGATGAACGCAGACCCTGTATGTTTGTGCTAGACTCTTTGGGTATGCTGTCTACAGAAAAAGAGATCACTGACGCATTGAACGATAAACAAGTTCGTGACATGACCAAATCTCAACTGGTCAAAGGTGCATTCAGAATGTTGACTCTGAAACTAGGACAAGCAAATATTCCCATGATCGTTACGAATCATACCTACGATGTCATTGGTGCTTATGTCCCTACAAAAGAAATGGGTGGAGGCAGTGGACTCAAGTATGCTGCTTCTACAATCATCTATCTCAGCAAAAAGAAAGAAAAGGATGGAACGACTATCGTCGGAAACCTTATCAAGGCAAAGACTGCTAAGTCGCGTCTAAGTAAGGAGAACAAAGATGTTACAGTGCGTTTGTATTACGATGAGCGTGGTCTTGATCGATATTATGGCCTTCTTGAACTTGGTGAGATTGGAGGACTTTGGAAAAACATTGCAGGTCGTTATGAAATGACTGTTGATGGTGAGACCAAGAAAGTCTATGCTAAAGCAATACTAAAAGATCCTGAAACTTATTTTACTCCTGAGGTAATGGAACAATTAGATGAGATTGCTAAGGAGGAATTCAGTTACGGTTCATGATTAAGATTCTAAAAACTGGAATCAAAGTTGATAAAGTAATACAACAATTAAAGAAAAATCCAGGGGACTGGGATCACCAGAAAAATTTGGAAGGATCTCAGTCTCTTGTTGACAAAGGGTTTTCTGACTTGCCAGTAAGTGCATTGCAACTTATAATAGGTGGTGTCAAACACAAAGATGATTTTGTAGGAGACTCTGAGATCAACATCAAAACTCCTGCTTATGCACATCATAGTGAGATTAGAAAGATCATACGCAAGCATTTTAAGAAAGCAGACATTCACAGATGCGGATTTCTTTCACTTCCCATAGATGAGATTGTA